CCTACTTAGACGCCCATTTTGTCGACGGCCGCCTTGAGCGCACGCTCGGCTGGAGACGCGGGTTCCCACGCCGACCACGTGTCGTAACACTCGTTCATCTTGGTGGCCATATCGTCGTCCTGACCGGCGTACCTGATCCACTCGGGCTCGAGTGAATCATCAGATTCACTCTCCTCCTCGTCCTCCTCGTCCTCCTCGTCCTCGTCGTAAATTTCGGGAAACAGAGTTCCGATCTGTTTTCCGGCGACGTGTCTGGCTGAATACATGAGTCCGTATTTCATGTCTTCGGCCAGTACTATGTCCCGCCCGCACGCCTTGGCGTAGTGAGCCGCCAGGACGGTGGCCGATTCCATGACGGGCAAGAATATGTCAAGGGCCGGTCCTTCAAAGTCCATCTTTTGAATTTTATGAATAAATTAAGAGGCTCGGTCCACCGCGCCTACGAGACTTCTACGTTAGGAAACTCGAGCTGGGTCGTGCCGTCTTCAAAGTGTAAAAAGTTATAACTCGCGGCATATATGCGGATCTCACGGGCCGCTAGACTCAACGCCAGGTTGAGCTGGAGGATCTGATTCTTGATCATCGACATGTTGACGGCCCCGGTCGGGACATCCCCCTCTGGGTCTATGCTGAACGAATAGCTGTAGAAAATTCGGTCCGGGTTTCGAGTATGGTACTCCAGAGCCTGGATCGTGCTGAGGAAAAGGGGTGAACCCACATCGGTCGATATACGTTCGGTCGAATTGAAGAACAAATTAAGCTGGGCCAGTTGGTCGCCCGTCCCAAAGGCAGTCTGGGAGATCGTACCGCTCGCGATGTTACTAAAGTCGTACCCGAGGGCCGTATTGTTCTGGATCACGAAGAAAAGCTCTTTGACGGGATTCACAAACTGGAGGAGACACTGGACGTTCGATGTTCCGGTCGGGGTGAAGAACGCCTGGCGCTGGACTTGTTCGATGGGATACATCTGGGGCTTGGACTTTATGGACCGGACCTCGGTGTCCGAGAGGTACGTGTACTCGACGTGGAGGTACGACGTGACTGGTTGCGTGTACACGATGCTCGGGTACGTGAAAAGGATCGAGGGTGTGAACGAAATGCGGAAGAACACGGGATCCTTAATGGCGCACAGGGGCAGACCATTCCGGAGACACGCAAATGGGAGCGGGATCGTGTACGTCGAGGCGGGTGGTCCGTATGTCGTCTTGTTCGACAGAGGCGTCTTGCCGATGAGTCCCTGGAGACTCGCCTGCTTCCCTGTCGGAACCTCAAGGTCAAACTTCATCTCGATGAACTCGCCGTAGATTCGTTCGATGAGAAGGTTCCCTATGTAAATTTCGATAAAGTCGATCATGAGCGTCCCGACCGAGTCGAGCACCTGGGTCGTCCCGATATTCGGGAACAGAACCTTGAGGTACATGGCCGTGATGAGATCGCCCGACTTTGGGATATACATGATGCTTTCTTGGCCGAAATTGATGACGCCATTATCAAACTGGACCTTGTCGAGCCGGGTGGAAAATTGCGTCGACCCCTTGTATTTCTCTATGAAATATGTAACTTCAGGATCGGCCGAAAGGGCCAAATCTTCCTGGCCTAAAAAAGCCAACGAGGCTCTACCGGCCATCTCTAGTAGTTGGAGGGAAAAGAAAAGACGCCCTCTAGACACTCTGCGTCCCTGAATTAAACATGACGCCGGCCATGCCGTTCTCGATCCGGAGGACGTTGTAGCTCACGGCCGTGATCCGGAGCTGTTTCGCCTGGTAATAGGGATCCGTCTTGAGTTCGAGAAGGATTTGGCGGATACGACTCATGTTTACGTGTCCGAAGGGCCTGGGACTTCCAGGCTCGGTCGTGAACGGGTACATGTAGAACCGACGGGACGGGTAGTTTGGATAATGAACGAAAGGTTGAAGGGACCCGAGGAACAGAGCATCAGTCATGTCGGCCGTGAAAGCCTCGGCGCCGTTGAGCGTCAGGGCGAGACTCGAGAGGCCATTGTTCGTGTAGTCGTAATTATCGTTTCCGGTCGGTTGAACTACGAAGAACATCTCACGAACGGGGTTAAGCAATTTCAATTGAAAAATAGCGCTTGTAAACAACGGCAAGAGGTCGAAGTTCTGGTACTGACACTGGGTTATGAGATATTCGAGCCTGTGAGACTTGAACCAGTTGATTTCAGGGTCGGACAGGTACACGTACTCGACGAGGATAGTCGCATCGAGCGTAGGCGACACGACGGGCGTCGCAGTGAGTTCCGCGAAGTTCCGGAAGGTCACCCAGACCTCGACGTCCTGGCGATCGAGTGCAACGATCGGGATGGAGAGCTCTGGATTCCCGTAAAAGTAAAAGGGTAAGTTCGTGTAGTACGTCCGGGTCGAGTAGACGTTCGTCGTGTCGTACTTGCCGGTCAGGAGGGTCAGCCCCGACTGGTTCTCGTACGGCACGTTGAGATCGTTCCAGAGTTCTATGTACTCGCCCGTCAGCGTCTGGATCGACTGACCACCAATCTTGAGCTCGGCCGACTTGATGGCCCACGTCCCGACTGAATCCTTATAGTTGTAATTTGTTGACGCAATTGTGTTCGAAGCGATCGGGTACACTGAAATGAAGCTGTTCGCGCCGAGGGTCTGAGACGCTCCGGACGTCGAGAAGAATGAAATGTTCGCAGTCGAAAATTCGGTCGTGATATTGAGAGGCAAAGTGAAGGTATAAGGCGGCAAAAGACCGACGCCGACGGCGTAGCTCGTCGAACCGAACGAGACGCGTGAAATAGGGCTCGTCCCCGATATGGTCGCGGTCATCATATACACGCCTGTGTTCGAGAAGCTCAGATCGCCCTGACCCGTGACGGAAATGAGAAAGGAGTTGCCGGTGGTCGTGTAGTTCGTACTGAGATTGACGTTCCCGCTCAGGACCTGCGGGACCGGTGCGTTCATCAGCAGGCCGTTGTAAGGAAGCACGTACCCAGCCTGAGTTCCCGGGAACACGCCAAACTGACTGAATGCGACGAACGTATCAGCGTTGATGGTCGCGGACGTCCCGGACGTGAGGCCGACATTGAACGCAAACTTGTCGCTGGTGCTTTTGACCTGAATAGGCATTGAGAAGAAGAAAGTCGGGTCGCGACCCTGTGAGGACATGTCGTAAGTGAAAAGAACGTTCGAGATTGAATTCACATTACTAATTGAGACGTTCGAAACGTACTGCCCGAGGGCCGGGTTGACGAGCGCTATGGTCCCGGACGCGAGGTACATACCGGCGCCACTCGGAAAGCTGAACGACGAGTCGGACGCGAGATTCGCGTACGCGTTTTGCGGCGTGACGTTTCCAGCAAATGGGATGCGTGCGTACTGACCCGCGAGAGTCGCCGAGTTGGTGAACTTGTAAAATTCTTCGACGGGATTGATCGAGATCCACGAACCGACCGAAATGGTCGTACCGGTAGATGAAGTCACGTAAAAGTAATAGTACTGCGCCGGGTCTGACACGTTGATCGGCAGGACGATCGGCATCGATGGGTCCGGGGACACTGGAAACGTGTATGTGTACGTGAAATTGGTCGAGGGCGGGACTCCATCCACACTGGACGAGCCGTACGATATCGTCGCGAGCGAGCCGACGGCCAGTGTCATCGAGGCGCGCAAAATGTAATAGCCCAGGCCGCCGAAGCGTACGCGCCCCGAAGTCGTCACGGTGAACGCTGACGCTTTTGGGTAGTAATTGTTCCATACACCCGCTGGAACGCTCGCCGAGTTCGTAAGGTAGAGGTACGTCGGTGTCGCCGACACGGCCTGCGTCCCTGTGGCCTGGAGAAACATCCCCGTTTTCGGTTCGATGATACCTGGACTCTGGAGCCAGCCGGCTTGCTCGAGCGTAAAGTCGCTCGGGCGCGATCCTGTCACCGTGTAGACGAGGTTCGAGACGTTGCTCGTCCCGACCTTCGGATCGAACCCCCAAAACACTCCGAACGTCGAATCGACCTCGACGCTCTGACAATTAGAGAATGAAAATTTGTTCGTGACCGAGTTGTACGAGACGTAATAAGAGAGTGGTGGGATGAG